GTAACACACCAAAAGCAAAAGTAAGGAGTAAGAAGTAATGATTAAGATAGAGAGAAACCCAGACGGTAGCATTAAAGCTGCTTACAGTGTAGATGCTTCTGGTATGAGACTTTATGGTTCAGACCCAACTCCTATTCCAGTATTAGGCTCTATGCCCCAAGCTACTAAACCTTCATTAGATGCTATTTTAGGAAATGTAAAAGTAGATCCAATTACTGGAAGATCTGGTCGAAGAACATTTGATGAGTTTAAAAATTTTATAAAAATAAATAAAGAATCTTTCATAAGAGATAAAGGAAAATTTGAAGGATTCAGAGGAGGAGGAATAAAAAGTTTCAATGCTATACTTGATGATCTACAAGAAGGTAAATTTGATAAACTTACTGAAGAAGAAGCAAAGTACGTAGACGATTTAAAAAACAATAAAATTAATTTATAATGGCTATCGACAAAAAGAAGATGAAGTGCAACGTACCTCGCCGAGATGTTCAAGGCGGCAAGAAGTTCGTAGTAAAAGCTTGTGAAGGTGGTAAAGAAAAGATTATTCGTTTCGGAGATGCGAATATGAAAATCAAAAAGAATATACCAGCTAGCAAGAAAAGCTATTGTGCTCGTAGTGCTGGCATTAAAGGCAAAGGAAAGATGTCCGCTAACTATTGGTCAAGAAAGGCTTGGGACTGCTAGATGGCAAGATACGATACATACACTCGCTTCGATGACAGAATGTTGGAGGAGCTAGACCGCGGATTCATTGGATTCAATAATCGTCTACGCCCAGACCAGTTGACCTCTGGTATTTTATTTGATAGCCGAAATGGTAGAATGGCTCAAAATGGCGAGTGGCAAACTCGTAAAGGCATTGACAATATCAAGGCACCTTTAGCTGTTGGTGGTTCAGCTTTGACTCTACCTTTTGATTTGGATGATGGTGGAACGGAACCACAATTAAATGATGATGCCGTCAATGAAGTATATGGTTCTTGTATTTTCTCTGACCCTAATGATGAATCCGAAAGCTATATAATTTTAGCCGCTAACACAAAAGCTGTAGCAATCAAAGTTTCAGATTCTAGTACTGAATACGATTTAGCATATCCCGGAGGTGAGACCATTTCATCTCCAGTTGAAATGATTCAAGCATTTAATAAACTGATTATATTCCGCAAAGGAGATACACCCTTTGAAAAAGATTTATCCGCTACAAATATTAATACAGAGCCAACATTAGACAAGGTGTCAAGCGGAGAGTACAGTCAGCCAACTCAGATTGTTTGTGCCGCTGGTGAGTTCGCTTTGATTGAAAACCGAGGAGTAGTACACCAAACAGACGGAGTATCTCAAGGAGATATTATTTCAGTAGTAGGAGATAAAACACTTTCGGCAGATCAAACATCTGGTTTAGTAATCGGAGAAAGATTAACAGTAGCTAAAGTATTTACTGCTGGTTCTACTACAAGTATAACAAATGTAACTAAAGCACTTATAACTGGAGGTGAGTTCGATGGATTATACAAAATTACGGCTACTGCTTCTGGTCACGGAAAAAATGTTGGAGATCCCATTACAATAGCTAATTTTGGTGACGTTAAGATTGACGGTAAAAGATTCGTAGCTGAAGTAAACGGAAATGATATAATATTTTATGTTCCACAGAATCCTTCTACTACAATTAGTGGAGATGAAACTCTAGCTCTAGCCGCTGGATTTGAATTTTATTTGGACGCATCTAAGACAAGTACCCACGTAACAGATGGACAAAGCTTAACAAGTACACCAGTATTTGCTCGCAAGGTTTCCGAAGGATTAGGATTCTCTCATATGCCAGCACCAGAGTACGGCGTATATCACCAACGCAGACTCGCGGTTCCCTATCGCTATAGCGTAGATGACGTAGCTGATACATATTCGGATCGTAAAATATTCGATGAGATTCTTATATCAGATATTCTTGATACAGATACATACGACCAAGTATACGGACAGTTTAGATTCAATGCTGGTAGATCTGATTTTAACGTAGGTATGTTATCATTCTCTGACGATAAGTTAGTTGTATTCAACAGAAATAGCATTCATATAGTAGTAGGAAACGGAGACTTAGGCGGATTCCAATCTCAGTTACTTACAGATGAAGTTGGATTAACTGCCAAAAACTCAGTGATTCAAGTCGGTAATCAGATTATATTCTTATCAGACAACGGTGTTTACGGACTGAGCTTCGTGGACTTATATAACCTTCGCGGAAATGAAGTACCACTATCCGAAAGTATCCAAAAGACAATAGATACAATAAACAAAGCACACGTAGATAAAGCTAGTGCTGTATACTTTGATAACAAATACTACTTAGCTGTTCCTACTGGAACTTCTGAGGTTAATAATACTTTGTTGATTTACAATTTCTTAAACAAAAGTTGGGAGTCCATAGATACTGTAAACAATGTAGATTTAAGTGGTAGTACTTTCTCATCCTTTGAGTTCACTAAATTATTAGTAGCCGGTAAAGGTTTAAAAAGAGGGGTGTACGTAACAAACACAGACGGTGGTATTCATAGGCTAGAAGTATTCGCCGATGGTATTGATAGAGTAATCACAGATATTGGTAGTACTACAGAGAAAGAAACTAGAGTTCAAGGTTCAGCTACTACTAGAATGTTTACACTAGGTTCCATAGACCGCAAGAAGTTCAACAACTTCGAGCTTCATTTGCAGTCCGGTCCAGATAACTCATCTGATGTTTCTATATCTGCGGTATCCGAAAATTTAGACTCCGAGCCAGCTCTTGATCTCAAGGATGCCAGTGATTATATCGGCGGAGTATCGATAGCTCCAGACGAGGATGTATCCATTAGAGGACGTATTGGAAACAAAAGAGCCTATGGCTTACAAGTGACTTTAACAAGCATTCTAGGTAGACCTAGATTTAGATCTCTCAAAATCGCCGGAGCTGAGACGTTCCGCTCGACAAGTAGTGTACAATAGTAATAAATAATTTCATAAAGATATGTCTATTTTAGTAAAAGGAACCGACTTTGGTCCAACAGAACAAGTAACATCTGGAAAGCTAGATAATCTAGTAGATGCAGCTAAATTTACCAACACTTCAGAAACTGCTGTAGCTTACACTGGTAGCACTGGCACTTGTTTACAAGGCGGCGGATTAGAGGTTACAACAGCTGGTCAGTTACAGATTCAAGACGGTGAAGTAGACTTAGTTAAGTTATCTACTAACAATCAATTAAACTCTGGATTGTACGGAGTTCTAGATAAAGTTTATCCAGTTGGTTCAATTTATATTTCTACAGTATCAACAAATCCAGATACCTTAATGTTTGGCGGTAATAGTGATACGACTTGGGTGGCATTTGGTGCTGGAAGAACATTAGTAGGTATTAATTCTGCTGACACAGACTTTGATACATCCGAAGAAACTGGTGGTGTTAAAGAAGTTACGCTTACTAAGGAGCAATCTGGTTTACCAGCTCATACTCACTATTTACAGTACTATAGTTTTAGCGATGGTGGAGATAACGGAGGTGCTGCAACTGGAGATGATTATCGTGCTAATACTGGTAATAGCCAAAACTTAGGAACAATCGCTATTGATGGAGCAGACGCGTCACAAGCTCACACGAATTTACAACCCTACATAGTAACCTATATGTGGAAAAGAACAGCCTAAAATGAAAAACTTTTTAATAGAATTTTTTAGACCTCTAGATAATCTTATCTTCAATTACTTTGTAAAGATTGGAGTAATTAAACCGTTTCTTAGTGCACTTATTGGAGGAGCAAAAGCATTTTTAGGAAGCAAGGCTGGTAGTGCAATAGCTGGTCAAGCAATCAGTGGTGCCTTAGGTTCTAGGTCTGCTCGTAAAGCTAGTCAAAGAGCAGCTAGTACAATAGAAAGAGCTTACGGAGAACTAAGAGATCCTTCCGAGATTATTTCAGAAGCTTACGAGACTGGTATTTACAGCCCCGAAACTATGGGAGCTATCCTCGGTGCAGAGAGAGAGTTTATTCCACAGTTCCAAGAGTTAGCAGAACTAAGAGCTCGTGGTATCCGTGGCATCCAAGAGGAATCTAAGCTACGCCAGTTGGGTTTGCTGGGTGAACTAGGTGCAGATATTAGAGGAACTTTAGAAGACCCAAGATTAGCTAAACTAGCTGGATTAGATGTAGCCGAAGCAGAAAGATTAACAACAGAAGCTGCTGGACCACTTGGAGCAGAGGCTGCTAGAACAGCTGAGCAAACTGCATTAGGCTTAGGGCAAAGAATGGGAAGAGTCGGAGATGCTTCTACATTGGCTAGAGCCGCTCTAGGTAGAGAGTCCGCACAGAGAGCACGTAGACAAGAAGCCGCTGGTGCACGTCAAAGAGCCTTACAATCAGCTACAGCTGCTATGGTGGACCCATCTGCTTTCTTATTTACACCTTCTGCTGAAGAAAGAATTTATGCTAGTACACCTCTAGGAGTACAAGTCACAGACCCCGGAATGGCGGCAACATTAGGTTCAGCAGCAGATGTTCAAAGAGCTAATATACTTCTAGGAAAAGGAGCGGTACAAGCTCAAGGAGCTGCGGCGAGTGGACAGATATTAGGTCAAACAATCGGAGGCATCGGTAATATACTAGGTGGTATGGATTTCGGTAGCCGAGGAGCTACATCACCAGTAACATTTGGCGGACAAACACCAACGGTCGCTGGAGTAAACCCTAGTTCGTTCGGAAACTTTGGATTACCTACATTCGGAGGATAATTTATGCTTAGAGGATCATCACCAATTCAATTATCTCAACTCGATATAAGCCCCGCAATTCAAGCTGGGGCTTTGGAGCAACAAGCTGCTGTGAACTTAGCTGGTAGTATTCAGCAAGGTATACAAAATTTTCAAGCAAAAAAGGAGGAAAAGAAACAGCAACAAATGACTTCCTCTTTGTTGAAGCAATATTTGCCAGAAGGAACTGATGATGAGGCTATCAATGCATTAGCTAGAGATAAAGACCTCAGAAATAATTTCTTTGATTTCTTGGGTGCACAAGGTATGGCTCAAGCTAAGTTAAGAGAAGCAGAAGTAGAAGCATCAAAACTATCTCCGGCTATAGAAAAAAGTGTATTTGAAACAAGTATACAGCCTAAAATAGGTGATGCTAATCTAGCTAGAACCAGAAGCTTAAAAGCCGAAGAGGGTATATCTTTATTAGATAAAGGTTTAGAAACTGGTTTCGGTGAAAACGTTAAACTAGAATTAAAGAAATTTGGTAATGCTTTCTTAGGAACTGATTTCGATGTATCCGATCAAGAGGTATTCAAATCGCAAGTTGAGCCATTAATGCTTCAGTACTTAGAGGAAACAAAAGGTGCTATATCTGATAGAGAAATGGCAACATTTGCTAGTTGGAGTGCTGGATTAACTAAAGACCCAGAGTCCAACAAACGAATACTTAAAGCAGTTAAAAATATGGCTGATAGGCAAATTAAAGTTAATAACTTCTATAGCGATCTGTTAACTAAAACAAGCGACGTAAGAAGCATTAATCTTGAGTTGGAAAAATTTATCAACGATGAAGCATCCAACAATCCTATATTTGTCGGTGGTGAAGGTGGCGTAAGTCCTAATAATGATACTCCGGCTTTCGATCCAAATGACCCAGTTTTTCAATTTATGAGCGAAGAAGATAAGAGATTATTTGGAATGTAATGGAGGTATTAAGTTTAGAGCAAAAGAGGGCATTAGCTTTAGCTAGAGCTAAGCAAAAACAAGCTGAATCCAAAGGGTTTAGCAATATTCAGCCTATCCAAGACCCACAAATAGCAGAACAACTAGGTACTAGTATGTATGGTCCCACTGAGGTACTTTACGAAGGTGTTGCGGAGCCTATAATAATGGGTAGTGCTATGATGGGTGACGTAGCTGTGAACTCTATAATAGGCATCGCCGATTTTCTTGGTAATGATAGATTCGTTGCTGAAATGAATGCTCGTAAGGATACTGGAAATATGCCAACTGACATCGCCAATCAGATTAGAGCAGATATTAAGAATACACTTAATATAGAAGATCCAGTTGAAAGAGGCGAAATAGCCAAACAAAAGTCCGCTGAGTATCTTAAAATGCTTACTTACTATAAAATGGCTCAACCTTTTCTAAAATTGATTCCGGGGTTGAGGACTATAGATAAAATGGTCACTAGTGACATAGCTAAAAAACCACTTTTGTTTACAGCTGGTGAAGCCGCTGGTATAGGAGCTGAAACCGAAGTAGCTTACAGAGGTGGAGGTCCGATGGCTCAAGGACTTACTGGAGGTCTTACATCCGTTCTTACTCCGGGGCTTTTCAATTTATCTAAAAGAGTTGTACAAAAGCTTACTGGAGGAGAGTTAATTAAACAATACGGTCAAAGTAACTTTAATAAAGCATCTGACTTACTACAAGGTTTTGCGACTAAGTCACCGGATGAAATCGCCGAAACTATAAGACAATACGAAAGCGGAAATATTCCTCTAGAAATAATTACCGGAGACGAAGGATTCACTTCATTAGAAAGGGCTTTAGTCGATGAAATACAAACTCTTCAACTAAACAAAAGAGATAAGGAATATTTATTAAATCTATCTGAGAATTTTACAAACAGAAAAAATGTAAAAAATGCTGCCGACTTCTTGAGGGCAGAGAAGGAAAGACATAAATTATCTATAGATAATTTGATTGCACTAAATCAAAAAAAGGGTTTGCAACAACTTAGTGAACTCAGCCCAAATGCCAGTGCTGAAGAAATACAAGAATCAGTCTTTCAATCCCTAAATAAATCATCACAACAAGGACACGGACTTGAGAATGAAGTTTGGAGAGCTGTAGACTTAGAAAAAAGTGCATTCCAATACCCAAATGCTAGAAAAGCTTTTCAAGAATTACAAAAACAGTTAGGTGAAGTAAAAGATGTAGATATGCCGGATTTCGCAACCAAGTTCTTATCAGAACCCGGAAAAATAAAAACAGTGGGTGATCTTTATGGATTGTATAGTAGATTGGGGGAATATGCGGTTATCGCTAGATCTAATAAACAGTTTAATACAGCTAGAGTAGCCACAGAATTAAGGAAATCTATATTTGAAGATCTAGACAAGATACCCGGAGCTGGACCAGAATTACAAAGAGCTAAAGATGTATCTCGTATGGTAAACGAGAGATTCAATAAAGGTGTAGTAGGAAGAATACTAAGTTATTCTAGGGAAGGTGCAGAGGCTATAGATCCTTCATTGATATTACAAAAGACATACAAGAAAGGACAAGAGGGAAAACTTAGCTTTGAGCAATTAACTAAAGCTGTAAGCAGAATGGGTTCAGATGAAATGGCTCCACAGACACTAGAGGAGTTTCAAATGATGTCTGGATTGCACGATTATATACGTACTCGATTCGTTGATTTCTCAACTGGTAAAGGCGGCTTAATTGATCCCGACAAAGCACAGCAATTCCTAGAAAATAATAAGCAACTATTGGATGTTCCAGAATATGCTCCACTAAAAGTTCAATTAGAAAGTGCAAAGGATACAGCAGATGTATTTAGAGCTGAAGTAAAAGATCTAAAAGATTTATACTCGCATAGATTCGGGACTAAAGGAGAAAAGTCATTTGGTAAATTCATAGGAGCTTCTAGTTCAAACAGAATGAAAAGCATTCTAGGTGGAGGAAACCCAGCTGGAGAAATGAAAGAGCTATTGGATTTAATTAATAAATCCCCAATAAACACATTCAAGCAAGCTGGAGTAAATAAACAAGAAGTACTCCAAGGTGTTAAGGATTCAATATATGAATACATATCTTCTTTCGGGACAAAAAGTGGAGACTTTGAGTTACTTACAATAGAAAGTATACTCAAAAATCCAGAAATAAAACAAGCTATCGATTTAGCACTTGATCCATCAGAGATAAAGAACGTAAACAAATTTGTAGCAGAGTTAAAGAAGTTTAATAAATACAAGCTTACTGAGTCTAAAGTATCAGCAGCTAATACTCTTGCTAAACAAAGTTTCTTTACACAACTTGCGGCAATATCAAGTGGTATTATTACTGGTAAGATAGCCTCTGGACCGGGTGCTCTTATGGCAGTTTCTTCTGGTAAAAAAACAGCAACAGAGGTTTTAATGAACCTTCAAAAGGGAGAAGTTATAGATATTCTTAACGATGCTATGAAGGACCCTAAGTTGCTAGAAGCACTTATGATGAATAATAACACTTATACTCGTAAGGGATTTGCTAGAAAAAGAAACTATTTGAACAAGTACTTAATATCTAGAGGTATTGGTGGATTTGTAGAAGGTAAAAACGAAGAGAAATTACAGAAAGCTATGGAGTCCCAAGACGAAGCTAAAAGTGCTGTGCTTCAATTTATGGGTGACGTTTCAAGATCTCCGCTTGTAGAAACATTAAATCCTTTTTCTAAAACTAGGATGTCTATTACTCCGGGGTTAGGTAGAATCCAAGAGTTAATGAAATAAAAAAAGCCCCCACCGAAAAACAAAACAAAACGGTGAGGGCTAGTAGATAATGGTTAACAATAAACCTAACTGCTCTAAGACATATTAGAAAGTAATTCTTTGAGGTATTTCTTTTGCTCTTGTAACTCCTTGCGGCGTTCCTCAAGAGCCTCTATCCTATAGGACACAGTCCTTGATTCTTCACGGATAAGATTTATCCTAGTGTGCAGTCTCTCGATGTTATCGTTCATTAGCTCTTAGTTATTTGTAGGCTTAGGGTAAAGTTTAAGACTCCTACTGATAGCCAAATAATTCTGTCCCCTTTGAGTCCATCAACCTCTACGAAGATAGAAGGAATGATATAGATTTCGGGCACCTTGAATATATGTAATCTCATAAATGTAAAATAGTTGCGTCCTTTGCCGAGAGGTATCCTATTGGCTTCTCCGACTTCCCTTGTTTTGTGAACTCTGTTGAGTTCGGTAATAGTTTCGTAGTCCATTTGAAATCATAATCCTTTCTAGTTAATTTGCTGATGTTGTAAAGATAAACAGTTTTGTTTACTTCCGTCAAGAAAATAAAATCCTTTTGTAGATTTTTTGCTATCTCCATATTGGAGTTGTACTTGATGGCTTCTATGAACCACGGATCCCACGCTTGAGATCTGCACTTCACTTCGATAATGTATTTGTCGCACTCGAAATCGAATGGACTAAACTGGTCTTCTGGTTCTATCAGAGTTCCTAGTTGGGGGTAGAGTTTTTCGAGTCCTCTTGCGACTGCTCTTTCTTTATCCTTCATAAATTAAAAGATGTAGGCGGCGAAAGGGAATATGATTAACCCACCACCGTCTTAATAGGCGGACTACCTACATCAAAGTATTACATAAACAGACCTTTATTAGTGTAGAACTTGAACTTACCTTTTACGTCTCTCTCTCCTTCTCTGTTCTTTGCTACGTTGTACTTCATACTGATATAAGATCCTAATCCGTCAAGTCTTTTCGATGCTTCTATGTCATCATTTTCTGCCCACATAAGAATGATTACATCCGCATCATTTTCAATATCGCCGGAATCCTTGAGGTCGTAGATAGCTAGACCACCTTCTCTTCTGGCACCCTCACGATTTACTTGAGAGAGGAGTAACACTCCTATGTTTAACTCAAGTGCAAGTTGCTTGATAGTGTGAGAGATATTGGCTACTGCATCGTTCTTTGATTGGTTCTTGTTACTGAATGGAATCAGCTGTAGATAATCTATTACCAATAGCTTTACTCCATATCGGCGAACCATAGTCCTAGCGTGAGAACAAAGCTCTCCAATGTTCTTGATGCTGTGCACTGTATAGATGGGCATATCCTTTAGGCTATCGCATCCTTCCCTAATCTTTTTCATCTTGTCATCAGCAATTACTTTGTCCTTAATTTGCCGTAGGTTCGCTCCGGATTTACAAGTGAGGATACGTTTAAGGACTTGCTTTTGAGGCATCTCTAGGCTAAATACGCCGCATTTAGTGCCATCCTTGTAGGCTGATCGAGCTACAATATTTAGGGCTAACTGGGATTTACCACAAGATGTAGGAGCAGAGATAACCACAACCTCGCCGGCACCGATACCTCCGTTACCTAGCTTATCGTCTAAGTGTGGGATGTGGGTCTTGACTACGTCCTCTGTCCATTCGCCGGATAACTGTTGCTCGAACTCTGTTTGAAGTTCTTCAACGGCGTTACTAATGGTCATATCAAAACCAGTTGTGGTCTCTAAGTCCAAAAGACTACTCTCTACGTCACCTCGGATTGTTTCCGTTTCTTCGGATTCGTCCTCGGCTTTCTCAAGAGCAACCTTGAAAGTTCTTATCATCTTGCGAAGGTTTGATTTCTCCTTCACAACATTGGCACAATTCTGGGCATCTAAAGTAGATGTGTGCTTCTCCATTAAAGTGCTTATCATTGTCATTCCGTCAACGTCCTCAAAGCTAGAGGAACGTTTAAGCTCCTCTATCAATGAGATTTCGTTTAAGGGTTCGCCCTTTTGGGCGAGTGAACTGACACTTTTAAAAACTAAGTTATGTCTAAAAAGATAAAAGTCATCTGCCTTTATCTTGTGAGCAATGCTGTCGTAGAAGTCACTGCTTCCGTCAGCCAGACAGTGAGCAAGGACTCTCTCCTCGGCATCCACATTCTTCGGTATCTTTAATTCGTTTTCTTCCATCATCTATTTGTTCTTTCATAACCCTTAGGCATTGTCCTAAATATCTAAGGTGATTCTTTTTTTCGCTTTCAATTTTGTTTTCAGTTGCCTCATTCTGTAAGTGTATTGCGAGGTCAACTCCGTCATATAGATTGTTAAGAAGTTTATTAGTCATAGAGTATTATCATATCATTTGAGTCCATTTTTAGTTTTGTATATCGTCTAATTCTTTTGGTAACTCGTTGTCCTCTATGGCTTTAACAGTCCATAGCCAACAAGCCATATTCCAAAGTACTGCTCCGAAGTGGTCTTCGGTAGCGTCCTTATCTCTGCATTGCATAAGATGTCTATACGCCGCATCACAGTACCGAGAGGTAGGAATACCCTTCCTCCAATTATCAGCTCCGTACTTAGTAGCTCCGTCCTCGAAGCGTCTAGCCATTGCCATAATTGCACAAGTGGGTATCATACTGGGCATACCTTTGCCCTTCATAGAGTCTCGAACCGCCCCCGTATCGAAGGCGGTTCTAGCTCCAGAGTCTGGTAAAGTAGAAGACATTAGAAAGGATCTTCTTCAGTCGCTACTGCTTCTTTCTTAGTCTGCTTCTGAGATTCAGAAACTGATAGAGAGAAGTATTTGCCAACCTTGTCACTTGTTTTAACCCAAGCGGCTAATTGATAGTCAGTGCCATCAACGTTTACAGTGCCACGAAAGTCTGGCTGACGTTCGTTTTCTTTATCATTTTTGAATAGGGCACCTTTGTTTGTATTATCGTATTTACTCATAATTATATATATTAAATTTACATTAGTCCATCAAAGGCATCTGTCTTTTGGACTGCCTTGGTGGGTGTCTTAGATTTAGCAACGGCTTTCGGTTGGGACTTGCCGTGGTCATTAGTAGCGTCCGGGTCTTTTGTATCATCGATACATAATAGACCATTGAGAGCGTACTTACGAGCGTAAGAACTGGCTGATCCAGTAATCTGTGCTTCGTCCATACCTTTCTTTACTTCTGCTTCACGAGCAAAAGCGGTAGTCTCAACTGAGTTATCGTGTTCAGTATCAGAGATACGAGCCGTAGCTTTTACATACACTCGTCCGCCGATCTCGACAACTTCATCTTGGACTGTCAAAACACACTGCCATTCGGCGAGTAATGGTTTGACTGCTTCTAGTATATCTTCGGCTGATCTGTATTTGTATCCGCCGAACTTATTAGTTTGCCCCTTAGGAGCCTTAAGGGATGATTGAATCCCTTGGAGTTTTTGTCTGATGTTTTTAGTCATATTTTCCTTTCAGTATTTTTTTGTATAAATCTGTTCTCTCTTTTGCGTTGGAACATTTCGAGATGTCGTCTCTGTTTGTGCCAAATTTTAGGAGGATGTCAAGCTGTAAATCCTTCGGTAGTGAAAAAAATCTTTTGTACAGTTGTCGGAATCCTTCCGGATGAATGATGTGAGTATCCTCTTGTTCAAGATACGAAGCCATATTGCGTAGGATTGTGGGTAGCGTTGCCTTCTTAGCACCACGAGAAAGCCTCTTGAAGGCGTTTTCTATCCTTCCGAGTAGAGCATTACCTTCTGAGGATACAACGCCACGTACAAAGCCACTGGTGTGGTCGTGATCTACTACCCAATTTGAGGTTTTGTACTCAACAAGTGGGCATTTTGTGGGTGCATTCTTCTTACGCCACTCAGCTAATTTACTTTGAGGTAGGTACTCCATTAGTAATCGTCTGTTAATCTATGACAGTTAGCACATAGAAGTTCACACTTCTTTAGTTCTTCTTTCAATAAATTAAAAGATGTTCTTAGATTCGATATTGTATCCCTCTTTGTGGATGGATCAATATGATGGCAATCAAATTGCTGGGGCTTACCCTCGAAGCCACATCGGTTGCATTTCCATCCGCCGAAATGTTCTTCAATTATGTTTTGGTATCGGATAGATTGTGCTTTGTTTTCGCACTTTCTGCAAGTGGGCTTGTATTTCTTTTCTCCTTTTTTAGTTCTTCCATTGGAGTAGAACTTATCTATGGGTAATTCTTGAGAGCATTCTTTGCACTCCTTAGTAGTAATGGTGGCTATCATTCTTCAATGGGTAATTGATTGACTTCTAAGATTTGTATTCTTGCACCTTTTTTAGTTGTGCCGTATCCATCTTTAGTTGGCTTAGTAGGACAGATGTACTTGATTGCTTGAGCTTTATCTCTTGCCCACTTCACTTGGTATCCTCGATAGTCTGGGTGCATATCACCGTGTTTATAAATTATCTCGTACTTGTTCATATTCCTTCGTTACTATACATTACTATAAATCCTTGACCGGCGTTGACTCCCATTACATTGTAGTCAATCCATTCAACCGCTTCTTCTTCTGTCATTTCACTGTCCTTAATGAAGCACTCAATCATTCGATCGTAATCGTAGATGTAGTACCCATCGTGGCTGACTCCGACGATAGCGTAATCGAGTCCGTCAAATTGTATAGCGTCCTCGGCGTGTATTAATTCTTCGTAGTATTCTAAGTTTGGATTATCCATTTTTCTTTTTATTCTTTTTAGGTTTAGGTGTCATCCTCTCAGCCCAATATGTTTTGGCTGAAAGTTTTGCACACTCAAAATAGTGGTTAAATTCTTCATCCGACCATTCGTAGTGGTAATGTTCGGCGGTGTTTGTATCAATGCAGACTGATCGTACCTTCGGAAAGTAATCGAGCTTTAGTTTCCTTGCGAGCATAACACTCTCGATTGCTAACTGCTTACAATCCTTTGGATAGAACTTACCCTTGCCGTCCTTACAACTTCTGCATTTGTAGTCCGCCAAAAATACTTTCTCATTTTTATCTAGTCCAATAAAGTCAATCGATCCAGCTATCTTAAATCTTGTGTCCGATATAATGTACTCGCAGTCAACGACTTGCACACCTTCATCGTTTACCCAATCAATGAAAGGCTTTGCCCAATCATCGTAAGCAGTAGCCTCGCCCTCTCCGTCCATCAACCAATCCTCGATTCGTTTGTGAACAGATGTACCGAACTCACTACTTGAGATCATCTCTCCAGTAAACGGATGCTCTCTAAATCCGTAGCACCATTCCTTGAGTACAGAATAATGTTGAGTAGGATGTTCTCTCGCTAGGTCAACTAGCTTTCGGGGCATATAAATACTGTCGAGGAAATCGTCTTTAACTATTCCGAGGACAGTAGTAACAGATGGGTACGCTCGTCCCTTCTTGAGGGCTTGGTGTGGCGTAGTGACATCTTCTAAGAACTGTGGTGTTTTTGCTGATGAATAAAAATGACTCAACTTGTTTCCTTTCTTTTTGATTTATTTTCTTTGGCTCTTTTTCTAGTAGAGCTAAAATCTATACCATCAAAGTTTTGATCATATAGCTTTTGATTATATCCTTTTCTTGGCACGTTTCCTTTTCCCATAATAAAAGCCCTCTCACGAATGAGAGGACTTGTCAAGTAGATAGTAGTGGTTATGGGATTCTGTCCACCTTTCGGATGTTGTATCCTTCGGTTGCCATCAGCCCAAGATTCTTATAAATCTCTACTGCTTCACGACCTTCTCGCATTATCTTACGATTGCGTTCGATCCTTTCTATATTGTTCTCCCACTTGTCTACAAATTTAGACTGGTCTTCTTTTGAATAACTTGATGAGTCTTGTTCGATCATAGTTCCTCCAAATCCATTAGTGGTTCAATAGCTTTACGAATACAATCCTCGGCGTATTCAGTAGAACAAAGAATGTTCGATCCTCTGCCGACCTCTAGCATTACAGTCTTATCAGTCCTATCTTTAACATAAGTTAAGGTTAGTTCATTCTCTTCAATGAAGCGTAGTATATCATTGGCGTTCCTTGGTGGCAAAGGTGCTGGTATGCGTTTGCAGTAGTAGTCACCTTGTACTAAGTCCGATACGAACTTAGAGTCCACAGAACCTAGCTTGTTACGGACTAGGACGAGTTCATCTGATCCCATAGATTCGGCGAATCCATCTGGGTAGATGTAGAATTTTATAGTATTATCTTCTTTCATATTTAAAAATTTACTTCTATGTTTACATTGTGTTTTCTGATCCCATCGTATTTGAAATCATTATCTGCTACCATCTGGTAGGCTTCATCACGAGTTCTAGCTTTGATATAGTAAGTCTCGGTTACAATGAACTCAGTTAAACTAGGCTCATTTTCGGCGTGTGTGGTATTTTTATTCATTTGATTATTAATAGGTTAGGTAAGTGGTGTAATTATTTCCTTGACAAGGTCTATATGATTGAGTATAATTAGGTAACTTCGATACAGTAAGACATTGAATTTACCCCTTATGCGTTAGCGAACAGTCGCAACGGAAAGCACAATTAATCTCGTTGAGATGCGTGCGTTGTATGTGATGTGGATCAAGTGCGTTTCGAATGAGTTGCATATGTGGCTTGTGGCTTTTAAGGATAGGTGTGTCTAAATACTTCGTATTTAAGACTGGGTGTATCTACAATTCTAGATTAGAATATATTGGTAACAAAATCAGTTACCAGTTGAGTTATTAACATAAAAAAGAAGATAAGTGAAAATATTACAGTAAAGAATATTGAACAAACATTTTCTTTGTATTCTTGGTGTTTATTGTTTTTCATAGTAATATACTGCTATCTATTGAGCTTTCGGCGGTTGTAATAATCTTCTGTTTGGTTTCGTAATTTAATCCTTCTGAGCCGCTATAGAATTTCATATGCTCCGGTATCCATTGTTCCATCTCTGGATCGCAATCAAATTCACGATACCAGCATAGGATTTCGACATCTTCGACTTCTATTTCGCTATAATTGTGCGTAGCAAATCCGTCTCCATATGGGTGAGTTTCGGCGTTTTCTATTTCACTATAAGTAATCTCGCATTCAGCAAATATACTATAGTAATCATTTTGTAGTACTTCGATTGTAGTTATATGTTTTTCGCTCATATTTATTCTTTCCAGTTAGGGTTGCTGCTTACATAGATTCGACCTTCCGAGATCGTTTGATTGTCATAATGGCTTGCCATTGCGTCTATAACGTCCTCTGTTAGATTTTGGCGGTCTAGGTCTCGGTACCATTCTTCAAGACCTTGAACACGTCTTACGGCGTCAATATAATTAGGTTTTCTTTCGTAGCTCTTAGCGAACTCAGTTAGTTCCTTTCGGAACTTTTCTTTTTGTGATTGTTTCATAGTATTTATTAGTTTTATTTTTTAAGATATTTGATTTGATATTTGATTGTTTTACTGGTTGCAAGCTTTTTTTTATAAAAAAAAGCGGTGTTTAAACCGCTTGTATTTTCATTATTTCATTTGCTTCTTTTATGCAATCT